ATATTATTCAATGTTTGGTGGTGCAACAACAGGTGCAACAAGAGCTACTTCAGGTGCTATATTTTTAGCTCCAACACCCGATGCTAATTATCAATATATTATACACTATAATGCAATGCCTGTAGGATTAGGTTCAGGAAGTGATGGTAATTCTAATACATATTTAAGTAATTACTTCCCACAAGGACTATTATATGCATGTCTTGTGGAAGCATATATGTTTTTAAAAGGTCCAACAGACATGTTGACACTATATGAAAATAGATATAAAACTGAACTACAAAAGTTTGCAGCAATGCAAGTTGGAAGAAGAAGACGAGACGATTACACGGATGGAACAATAAGAATACCAATCGAGTCAGCGCCTCAGTAATTAGGAGAAAAAATTTATGACAATAACATCAGCAATATGTAATTCTTTTAAAGTAGAAATTTTACAAGGTGGTCACAACTTTAATGATGCTAGTGGCGCACCAACAGGTAACGCATATAAGATAGCTTTATTTTCAAGTGACTCAGCTTCATTAAGTAAAACAACAACTGTTTACACAGCTCCCTCATCAGCTAACGCAGTTCCAACTAACACACTTGAAGTTAGTCAAAGTACAACAGATGGCGGCGCGTCAAACAGTGGTTACACTGCAGGCGGAGCAGCATTAACACCATCAGCAGATCCAGTTTTATCTAGTGACACAGCTTGTGTAAAATTTAATAATGTTAGTTTTACTTCAGCGACGTTTACAGCAAGAGGTTGTTTAATTTATAACTCAACAGCAGTTACAGGATTTACAACAAATAGAAGTGTTTGTGCAATTAACTTTGGTGCAGATAAAGCTGTAACAAGTGGTACATTTACAATTCAATTTCCAGCTCAAACAGCAGGTAACGCAATCGTTCAAATAGCATAGGGGGTAAATCCTTATGTCGGTAACTAAAACCTTCACAGTAACAGTCGCCAACCCAGGTGCTGGTAATAGATATTACATAGACGGAGTTTTACAAGAAACTGTTAATCTTATTGAAGGAAACACATATAGGTTTGATCAATCAGATAGTACTAACGGTGGACACCCTTTTAAATTTTCTACAACAAGTAATGGAACCCACAACGGTGGTTCTGAATATACAACAGGAGTAACTATTAATGGAACACCTGGACAAGCTGGATCGTATACTGAAATAGCTGTAGCTATTGGGGCTCCTCAACTTTATTATTATTGTCAATACCATTCAGGAATGGGTGGGCAAGCAAATACAGTTGACTCATCGGTAATAAGAGTACTTACAGTAACAGTAGCTAATCCCGGTGCTGGTAACAGATATTACATAGACGGAGTTTTACAAGAAACTGTAAATCTTGCTGAAGGTTATACATATAGATTTGATCAATCAGCTGGTTCTAACGGTGGACATCCTTTTAAGTTTTCTACAACTAGCAATGGGACACATAGTGGCGGAAGTGAATATACTACTGGTGTAACTTACAATGGCACACCTGGAAATCCTGGAGCCTACACACAAATAGCTGTCGCAGCTAGTGCACCACAACTTTATTATTATTGTCAATATCACTCTGGAATGGGTGGGCAAGCAAACACTGTAGACTCTGATACATGGGGTGTTCTTAAATGGAATGAAAATAGTTGGGGAAGTCAAGATAGTATTGAAGTTACTCTTACAGGTCAATCACTAACAAGTTCTGTTGGGTTATTAACTGCATTTCCAGAACAAGGTTGGGGTAGTGATACATGGGGTGCTGAAAACTGGGGAGAGTCTGCTATTGATGTTGTACTTCCAAGTCTAACAGCAACAGCTTCAGTAAATCTTCCATCAGAAAGTATACAAGTTAAACCCGGATGGGGCACCTTAGATTGGGGTGAAAACGGTTGGGGAACTGTTGAGTCGGCTGTATTTAATTTAACTGGTTTATCCGCAACTTCTTCACTTGGTTCTTTAACTGTTGTAGATCAAGCAATGGGTCTTACAGGTTTATCAGCTCAAACAACTGTTGGTTCATTAGCAGTTATTGTAGATAATACTCTTACTCTTACAGGTTTATCAGCTCAAACAGCTGTAGGAAGTATAACACCTGAAGATGTTATGGGTTTAACAGGTCTATCAGCTACAAGTGCTGTAGGAAGTATAACGCCTGCAGATGTAATAGGTGTAACAGGTTTATCTGCACAAACAACATTAGGTAGTGTTACTGTTACATCAAACCCTGTTACAGCGTTAACAGGTGTATCTGCTACGTCTTCTGTAGGTGGTATTAGTATTGGAAATGAAACAGAAATTAGTTTAACAGGTTTATCATCTACAAGTGCAATTGGATCTTTAACTACAACTCAATTATCTATAGCTAGTTTAGTAGGGTTAGGACAAACAGCTACTACAAGTTTAAACACTGCCGGCATAAATCTTGCATATTATCGAAGAATAACACCTAAAGATAGTACGGGTTACACAAGAATAACACCTAAAGATAGTACAGGTTACACAAGAATAGTATCAAACTAATGTTTGACTTAGAACTAAATACAAAATATAAATAAACCAATTAGGAGAACAAAATTATGGCATCAACATTTACAGACCTTGGTCTAGAACTAATGGCAACCGGCGAAAATGCTGGTACTTGGGGAACAAAAACTAACGCAAATTTAAGTCTTGTAGAACAATTAACAGGTGGTGTTAATTCTCAAGCTGTAACTGATTCAGGAACACCAACAGCTTTAACAATAGCAGATGGTGCTTTAACAGGTACTGCTCAACACAGAGTTATAGAACTTACAGGATCTATTTCTGGAGCAAGAATTGTAACTTTTCCTTTACTTACAGAAAATTTTTACATTATTAAAAATGGCACATCAGGTGCATACACAGTACAGTTAAAAGCAGCATCGGGTTCAGGAGCAACTGTTACTTTTGCAACTACTGACAAAGGATATAAACTTATTTATCTTGATGGTGTTGCAACTAACACTGGAGTTTTTGATGTAGGTTTTGGAGATGTAACTCTTACAGGAACACAGACTTTAACAAACAAAACTTTAACAGCACCTAAAATTGGGACTTCAATTTTAGATACTAATGGAAACGAATTATTACTTTTAACAGCTACAGGTTCAGCAGTTAATGAATTAACTTTAGCCAATGCTTCAACAGGCAATGGTCCTATTCTTTCAGCAACAGGTGAAACTAATGTTGATATAAATTTAAATCCTAAAGGAACAGGTGTACTTAAAAGTGCAACGGCTGCAGTTAAAATTGCAGGAAAAGAAACTATGTGGATTCCGGCTTCAGCTATGTATGCAACAACAACTAATGGTGCAGCTGCAGCGCAAGTAGAAACAACAGCTTTAAGACCAGATATGAAAGTCATGGACTTTGCAGATGGTGCAGATGACCATGCACAATTTTCAGTAGCATTTCCTAAATCATGGAATGAAGGAACAATTACTTACCAATGTTTTTGGACACCTAGTACAACAAACACAGGTAACTGTGTATTTGGTTTACAAGGAGTTGCATGTGGTGATAGTGATACTATTGATGTTGCTTTTGGAACAGCAATAAATATTACAGATGCTGGTATAGGAACAGTAGAAGATCAACAAGTTTCAGCAGAAAGTTCTGCAGTAACAATCGCAGGATCTCCTGCAGTAGATCAACAAACTTACTTTCAAATATTTAGAGATGCAAACGCAGGTGCGGATACGTATACCGGAGTAGCAAGACTTTTAGGTATTAAAATATTCTTCACTACTGATGCAGCTAACGACGCATAAGGAATTTAGATATGAGAGATTTAAAAAATAATCTTACTTCTGGTAAGAACACATCAAATATTCAATCTAGAAAAGGTAAATCTTTTGGTTATCAAGTCTTAGGATTTGGTGCTGGGGGTAGTCTTCCAGATTATGATATAGATTTTTTAGTTGTCGGTGGTGGTGCTGGCGGCGGTATGGGCGTAAATGCTAGCTATCGAGAAGGCGGTGGTGGCGGTGGTGCTGGTGGTTATAGAACTTCTACTGAAACAGATAGAGATGTTGGAGTAACTATTACAGTTACTGTTGGAGATGGTGGTGGCGGAACAGGATCACCTGGAAATAATGGTGATCCGGGTGTTGCTTCATCAATATCAGGAACTGGCTATACAACAATTTCATCTGCTGGAGGTGGTTATGGTGGAGGAGATTCAACTGCTGGAGGTAATGGAGGATCTGGTGGTGGAGGTGGAGGTGGAAATCCCGGCGGTGGCGGTGGTTCTGGTAACACTCCAAGTACAAGTCCATCACAAGGAAATGATGGTGGAGATAGATCAGGTGCTGCAGGAGCTTCTGGTGGAGGTGGTGGAGGAGCTACTGAAGATCCTGGAACTAGTTCTGGTGGTGGTAATGGTGCACTTAATACAATAACAGGTTCAGGTCTATACTACGCAGGCGGCGGTGGTGGAGTTTATCAAGGTGGAGGTGGTTCTGGTGTCGGTGGACAAGGTGGAACTTATTCTGGTGGTGGTGCTGGTGCGGGAGTAGCTAATACTGGTGGTGGTGGTGGTGGTGAAGGATATAATGGTTCATCTGGTCAGGGTGGTAAAGGAGTTGTTATTTTAAGTCTTCCAACAGCTCGTTATTCAGGGACAACAAGTGGTTCACCTACAGTTTCAACATCGGGTACAAAAACAATTTTAAAATTTACAGGAAGTGGGAGTTACACAACATAATGGCTAGTTTTGCAAAAATAGGATTAAACAATATAGTAATAACGGTAGAGTCCGTAAGTAATAATGTATTAAATAATCCGGCTACAGGACAAGAAGAAGAAGAAAGAGGACTTATTTTTTTAAGAAATTTATATAATGAACCTGAAGCGGTTTGGAAACAAACTTCTTATAATACCATGGGCGGTGTTCATAAATTAGGTGGAACACCTTTTAGAAAAAATCATGCTGGAATAGGTCATACTTATGATCAAGATAAAGATGCTTTTATTCCAATTAAACCAACAGAATATTCATCTTGGGTTTTAAATAATACAACTTGTCAATGGGAACCCCCTGTTTCTAAACCTACTGAGGTTTTACCAGCTAATCAAGGATATAGTTGGAATGAAGATACCTTAACTTGGGATATTGTTACATATGATGATTTAGGTTTAGTAATAAACTAGACAATATAAGAGAGATAAAGTATCTTGATTGTATGAAAGAAAAAATAATTAAGACTAATATAAACTCTTTATTTTCAACACCCATTTATATCACACAATTAAATAGAAAATTTTCTAATACAGAATATAAATTAATAGAAAAATCAAAAATAAAACCTATAGAAAATGGAGGTAATTATACATCCAATGAAAATTACATTCTTAATACAAAAAATTTTAGTAATTTAAAAAAAGAATTAGATAAAAAAGTTAAAGATTATTTCTACAACGTTATGTCTATTTCAAATAACGTAGATCCTTATATAACTCAGTCCTGGTTAAATTATACTAAAAAAAATCAGTACCATCATAAACACTCACATTTAAATTCAATAGTGTCGGGAGTTCTGTATATTAATGCAGATAAAAAAAACGATAAAATTAAATTTTTTAAATCAAATTATCAGATTATCCAATTACCAATAAAAGAATATAACTTATGGAATTCGGAATCCTGGTGGTTTCCCGTTGAAACAGGAAAATTATTTTTATTTCCTTCATCGTTGGAACACATGGTAGAAAAAAAACAAGGGACAAACACTAGAATCAGTTTGTCTTTTAATACCTTTGTTAAAGGTAAAATAGGTATTAAAGATAAATTAACAGAATTAATACTTTAATCTTTTGGAAAAATACTATATAATATAAGCTTGTGAGGGGATGATCCACCACAGATTCCCCTTACTTTAAATATATTGAAATCAACTACAATCTGTTATACTACCTAGTAAACAGGATTTTATATGTTACAAAAACTAGGGTTTTTACCCGGATTCAACAAACAAGTTACATCTACAGGTGCCGAGTCGCAATGGACAGGTGGTACAAATGTACGTTTTAGATATGGCACTCCAGAAAAAATAGGTGGTTGGAATCAATTAGGTGATAGTAAACTTACTGGTGCAGCTAGGGGGTTACATCACATGGTTAATAGAGATGGTATTAAATATGCTATTATTGGCACTAATAGAATTTTATATGCATACTCAGGAGAAGTTTACTACGACATACATCCTTTAGTTAATCCATTAGGCACAGCTATTACAAGTGCATTTAGCACGACTAATGGTCAACCAATAGTTACTATTACATTTGGAACTAATCACAGTTTTGAGGAAGGAGACATTATTTTATTTGGTGAAGCATCTACATTCAGTGCAATAACTAATTCTAATTTTAATGCAACAGATTTTGCTGATAAAAAATTTATGGTAACCAGTGTACCAAATGCAACAACTATAACTATTACAATGCCTAGTAATGAAACAGGATCTGGTGCTACTACTTCTGGAGGTATTACTTTCTTTCAATACTATCACGTAGGTCCAGCAGAACAAATTGGTGTTTTTGGGTGGGGTATATCTCAATATGGTGGAACAACAACTGCTCCTCAAACAACAACTTTAAACGGATCATTATCTGCTAACTCAGCAGGAACGGGTGGAACTGGAACTAGTATTATTTTAACATCTGTATTAAATTTTCCAACAACAGGAACTAATTTTATACAAGTAGGCACAGAAGAAATTTCTTACACAGGGGTAAATACAGCAACAAATACTTTAACCGGAATAACTAGAAACGTTAGAGGAACAACAAATGCTTCTCACAGCACAGGGGCTACAGTTACAGACTACAGTAGTTTTTCTGGTTGGGGTCAATCATCAGCTGACACGGATACTGTAGCTGAACCTGGTCTATGGGCCTTGGATAATTTAGGTAGTACATTAATTGCTTTAATTTTTAACGGTGAATGTTTTGAATGGAAT